GAGTCCGAGGCCGACCCAGCCCGTGAGAACGTCCGCGACGCGCTCCTTCATTGGGCTGCGCTGATGGACGCCGCGACGACCGAGAACGGGACCGAGCTCGTGCGCAACTTCGCGGGCTACGGTCCGGCGCTTGATGCCCTGGGCACCGGTGACCGCCTCGAGGTCGCAAAGCAGAACCTGCTCGCGATGCTGCGAGCGGACTACCTCCTTGAGGCCGAGCGCTACTGCGCCGAGGACCTTGCGCGCCTCTGCCAGCGCTACCAGGTGCGGCTCCGCATCCTCACCAACGCGATGCGGCAGGCTGACAACCCGAGTGAAATCTTTGACTGGTTGGAGGCCAACGCATGACACGCCAGGAGAAACACATGCACGACGACATCCGCCGCAGCCGGGCCCGTGACAGCATGCCGCAGTCGGAGCTCGACCGTCAGCGCCAACTCAACGCCGACTACCGGCTGGCGGAGAACAGCGACACCGCCCGCCTCCTCGTGCGCGAGCGGCACGGCCTGCTCACCGGCAACGAGGCCCTGCGCCTTGGGCGTCTACGCTCGGCCCTCATTCGCATTGCGGAGCTCGTCGAGGCCGGGATGCTGTAGCCCGCACAAACACTGGACTTGACAGCCCTTCGCTAAAAAAGCGACAGGGCTTGTCGTTTTTTTGTTGAACGCGGGACGGGCTGGCCTCATAACTCGACTCACGGCGGACGCGACCACCCGCCGAAAGGATAACCAGATGAAGCTCGACAAGTTCAACCACTTCGTGATCATGCTCCCCTGCTGCTTCAGCGGAACCTTCGAGATCGTCAAGGAGACGGAGAAGGCCCTGCAGGTTGCCTGCATCCAGACCAACGCGGCCTGCTGGCTGCCCAAGGCGGCGCTGGTCTACAAGGCCCCGACCAAGAAGATGCTGGCCTACGACCCAAACGGCGAGCAGTACTACGTCGAGTATCGGCTGGCCAGCTGGTTCAAGCCGAACGAATACCAGAAGAAGTGGATGAGCGTGCTTTGCGACTGGACGCCGGTTGCGGTCTACTGACAGACGAAGAGGCCCGGGCAACCGGGCCTTTCGCTTTTCAGCGCGCGGCCACGACGCTAGCAATGACGCCGATGGCCGCGCCGACCCCGAGGCCCGTCAGCCAGGCGGACCACGAAAAGCGGTCGACCTCGACGAGCTTTTCGTTCGCGCGTGACAGCGCCTGCTCGACGAGCGCCACCCGCTGGTCGCACGCCCGGCGGTCGATGACGCTGACGGCCTCGGACGCCTTGAGCTCCGCCTTGCACACGGCAAGCTCGTCACGGGCGTCGAGGAGCTTGGCCAGCTTGCCCGGTCCGACGAGGACCCCGTCGCACTCGGCCTCTTCGCCCTCCAACAGCGGCGCCGACTCCTCGCACGCAGCCGCGACAGCCGGCCGCGGTAGCGCCACGAGGGCCACGACGAGGACAGTGCGCATCATCGGTCGACCTTGGCCGCCAGCTTGCGGAGGGCTGACTTGCGCCGCTGGCGGTCGGGCGTCTTCGCCTCCTCGACGAGCTGCGCGGTCTCTGCCTGGCTTGCGACCGCTGGCGCAACCTCCTCGGCAGCCTGCACGCGGACGGCCTCCACGGCCTCGCCCTGCGCTTCGGTGACTGACGTGGTATCAGGCATAGGCTCGGGCGCCGAAGGTGCTTTCCTGCGCCACACAGACAGCAGCAGCGTCACGACAGCCGCGACCATGGCGCCGAGGTAGGCGAGCAGCTTCATTTGACCCTCCGCCGCACGAGGCCCTTGACGAGCGCGAACACCCACGGCCCGGCCTCCACCATCGCCAGACCGGCCGCGAGACCGAGCGGCCCGGTCGCGTGCTCGGTGTCCTCGGCTATCTGCCACCCGAGGTAGCCCGCGACGGCTAGAGCCAAGAGGTACACGACCAGCTCTTTTGGGCGCGAGACCAGCTCGCCGAGACCTCGCACGGCGAGCGAAGCACCCGCCAGTGAGACCAGCCCCGCGACCACAAGCCAGGCATCAACGTCCACCTTGCACCCCAAGATGACCAGCGATGGCGCGGACGTAGCCCTTGATTTCCGCGAGGTCTTGCGCCTGCACCTCGAGCTTGCCCTCGAGCTTGCCCGTACGCTCCTCGAGCGCGAGGACGCGAGGCTCGAGCTCATTCGCGCCGGCAATCTGGCCCGCCACGAAGGTGGCCCCAGCGGCGAGCAGCATCCCGCCAGCGATTGCCACGCGGCCCCAGGTGAAGACAGACGGAAGGTCGACTTGCATGCGGCCTCCTAGCGGACGAGGTTATGGCAGGCGTCAAGGTCGGACACGCGGCCGACCCCGTAGATGAGCTCGCGGTCGGCGGCCTTTGTGAGGTCAAGCGTGCGCGTCACGACGGAGTCTCGGCGGACCTTGCCATCCCCGCACTTGCCCGTCGCGTTGCCCTCCCACGTCGAGAGCGTCCGCCCGTCGTAGGCCCGGACCATGGTGATGTGGTCGGCGTCATTGCGCCGCGACCAGTCGATGAGCACCACGTCGCCAGGGCGAAAGGTGTCGGGCTGGCCCATGAGCGCGGGCAGGTGGTCACGCGGGAGCCACCGGCGGAGCTTGTCGCTCTTGCGGTGGAGCTCCTCGATGCTCACCCACACGCCCGGCTCCATCTGAATCTGCCGGTCAAGCCGCGCCGGGTTGACGTTCTTCTGCCTGCCGTAGGTGAAGAAGGCCTCCACGTTCAGGCAGTGCAGGAAGCTGGTGTTGAACCCCGGGTTCATCCCGCCCTCGATGAGCCACGTCCCGACCGCCATCCCGCACCAGTCGGGCACCTTCGACTCCGGCTCCCGCGGACACTGCTTGGCAAAGCCAGAGGTGCGGAAGAACTTGTCGAGGCCCGGCCTGTCATGCTCGCCCAGCATCGCGCGCCAGTCGCGCTCAGCGGCCGCTAGGGCCTTGTCGAGTGGGCTTGTCATGGGCGGTCCTCGGGAGGTGTCGGGCAACCTCCGCGACAACGCGCCGCACGAGGTCCTCGGTGTTAGCGTAGCCCATCGCGCGCTGGCTGTCTCGCACCTCAGTGTGCTTGACGAGCCGCGCGAAGAGGCGGTCTTCGCGGGCCTGCATGCAGACGGCGTGACCGCAAGCGACCTGCCGCCGGCTGCCCGAGACCTCGACGAAGAGAACGCCGAGGCCCGAGCAGTCGGGGCAGGTCACAGGCTTGGCCATCGTCAGATGGCGACGGGCGTGATGGAGGGCTTGGGCGAGGGGGCGTTGAGCTGGTAGTTCTGGCCCGCGACGTCCTGCTCGGCGCCGAAGTCGAGGTAGAGGAGGAGGGCGTTCGAGGTGCTGTTGTACACGACCGCCTTCTGGAAGGTGAAGGTGGCCGTGCTGAACAGCACGGAGCCGAGGGTGAACTCGGTCTTGCTGTCGTCGTCCGACTGCGCCGCGGTAACGGTGATGGTCGCGCCGCCGGTGGTGTAACCGGTGCCGCTGATCTGGTTGCTGGACACGTCAGCAACCACGGTGTGTGCATTGCTGTAGGTGTAGGCATCGGCCAGCAACATGAGCTTGTATGTGTCGCCGGTGTTGTTGTCGTTGTTGAACATGGCCGCGAAGGCCGACGGGTAGAACTGCGAGCTGATAGCCATCTGTCACTCCTCGGGGCGCGCCCCGTCTGTTGTTGCCCACCGCGGGCATGAGGTGGGCGGTTACGCTGCCGCCCCGATTGCCAGGACAGACCCGGCCGCGAACGTGAGGTTGCCCCCGTAGCGGCATTGTCCGCGCTGGTTGACGCCGCTGCCGGTCGCGAGCGTGCCGGTGACCGTCACGTTGCTCGCGCCGGTTACCTTACCATCCCCGACGACGCCAGGGTTGGAGTCAGTGACAAGCTCAAGGGTTGCGCCACTTTGAACCGTGGTGTTGCCCGTGTAGGTGTTGGACCCGTCGGCCGTCAGCGGCTGAAGGCGCCCGGTCCCGCTGGTGGCCGTGACCGTCGACGTGCTGTCGAGGAGCGCGATGACCGTCCCGCCGGTAAACGTGACCGCCGAGACCAGCGTGTCGCCGATGTTGCCGTTTGCCAGCGTGCCGCCAGCCATGGCCACGCCGCCGGACAGGCTCAGCGTCTGGCCGCCGAAGTCGAGCGTGCCCGCGTTGACCGTCGTGGCGCCCGTGTAGCTCGGCGTCCCCGTGATCAACCACTGTCCCGCGCCTTCCTTTGTCAGGCTCAGCGTGCCGCCGGAGCCGTTGCCCAGCGCCGACTGCAGCTGATTGGTCGCCGTGCTCGTGCCCCGCAGCGTCAGCGTCCGCGTCCCGCTCGCCTGGCTGACGTTCGAGAAGTGGACGTGGTGAGTGCCGCTAGCGTCGAGCGCCGGCGTCGCGCCCGTGAGCTGCACCGAGCGCGAGATGTTGCTGTTGCTGGTGCCATCGAACTTGAGGGTACCCGTCACCACGACGGCCGACGAGGCGTTGCCGAGCGGCCCGTTCGTCGACGGAGCGCACGAGGCCGAGACCGTCAGCGTGCCCGCGTTGACCGATACCGCGCCCGTGAACTGATTCGCCGCTGCGTTGAGGTCAAGCTCGCCCGTGCCGTTCTTCGTGACGCCGAACGTCGAGCCCGTGATGGCGCCGGTGTTGGCAAACCGCAGCGCGGCATTCGCGCCCACGTCGACAAGCACGGTCGAGTTAAGGGTGATGGACCCGACCTCAAGCGTGTTGTCGTTACCGTCCGCCGGCACCTGGAAGGCGTTGGTCGGCGATGCCGTGGTGACGGTCGAGATGTTGAGGCCGGACTTGTCGAGCGTGATGCCGCCGGACAGCTCGAGGGTTCCGCCAGTGACCGAGATTGCACCGCCGGACAGCGAGCTGTCAGGCCCGAGGGCCGACGAGCTCTGCGCCGACAGCGTGCCCGCGCTAATGGTGGTCGTGCCCGTGTAGGTGTTGGTGCCCGACAGCGCCCACTTGCCGGAACCTGCTTTGGACAGGAACAGCCTCCCACGACCCGTTGATTGATCAATCGCGCTGTTCATTGCGCTTGCGGTGTTGGTTCCGGCTAGTTGCACGGTGTTATCGGCGCCCGAAACAGAACCAGCCCGAAGCAACACACCACCCGTAAACGATGTTGCGCCGGTGCTGTTATCTACCAAGGCATGCGTGACACCGGTGCTTGCGGGCGCAGTGGTGTTTGTCACATTGATGTCAATCAAAGCGGCAGTAGTTCCACCGGTGCCAGTAAATGTGACGGTGTTTGTTCTCGCAGTAGTGGAATTGCAATCGTTGCGAAAAATCAAGCTTCCGGCAACTGCAGGGATTGCGCTCAAGGTCAACGCAGCCTGTGCATTAGCCGTGTTGCTGCACTCAAGATAAAAATACCCTCGAAACGCAGCACATGACGCAGCGTCCGAAAGAGTGATCCCGCCAGGGTTGTAAATTAGAAATCCGGCTTGATTGCTTCCAGCAGGGCCAGTAAAAGGCTGCGATATTGAAGCTGCGTTCAAGCCCTGAATTTGCAGTCCAGAGCCGTCGGTGTTATTGATGGCAAAGCTAAGATTCGAGAAAACAGGAACTGAACCAGAGTATGCAAGTCCTAATTGCACATTGCCTTGAGTCAAAGTGCAAGTGCCTGAAATAGTTCCTGCTTGTGTCAAAATTAATTTATCAGCGCCAGACTTCGTGAAACCCGCCGTACCGCTGATGCTACCAGACAGGGTCACTGGTCCAGCGACATTAAGCGTGCGCGTGGTGCTGCCCAATGCGATGGGGTAAGCAATCGTGAACGTGCGGCTTGCAAAGCCTAGCTCCACGTTATTGTTGATTGTGAGCAGACCACTCGCGCCACCAAGCGTTTGATTGGTGGCCGCCGAATACAACGAGCAGCCAGTGCCGTTGACTTCGAGCTTGGCAGTAGTCAGGGCGCCGGTGCTGTTTGCGGCGATGGCGGTGTAGTTATTGAGCGCAATGGTGCCCGTGAACCCGGTGCACGCGCCCGTGGCCAAGATGTATGCGTAGCCGTTGGAGGCATTCCCGCTGTTGTTGGTCAACTGAATAATGGCAGTGCCAGTCAGGCTTGATGCACCTGCGAGCCGCAACAGCGAACTTTGCGTGCTATGTGCAAAGGCCCAAGTCTGATTAAAGCTTCCGACCGCAATCGTTCCGTTTTCGTTCCACGAGCGGTTATTCGTCGACGCAGATATCCATCCGTTTGCGCCGAGAGTGATGGTCCCGGACGAGTGCGTAACGTCCGCGCTGGTCGTGCCATTGAAAATGAGCTGAAGAGCCGAGAACGCACCTGTAAGCGCTCCCCCAAGTGACGTTGTCAGCCATTGTGCTTCATCTGCAAGTGTAGGCACCTGCGCCGGCGTCCAAGCTGCAGTCGCCGCAAGGTTCGTCCCGCTTCCAGCTTTCGTAATGAGTGTCATTCATTGCCTCCTTACGACATCAACTCAGGGTCAATGACAGGCTGCGGGTCAACAACAGGCCCAGCTTCATTCTCGGACGCAACGCCTTCGTCCGGGTTGAAGTCCACCGCCTGCTCAAAGCCCGGCTGCGTCTTCACAAAGGCGTACATCGCCGGGTAGATGGGCGCCACGACGTCCGCCGTCGGCATGACCGGCTCCTCGGCCGCGATAGGGTACTTGCCGTCCAAGCGGTCCTGGTACGTCGCGTGCGTCGTCACGAAGACGTATGTGCTCTCGACGTCCATGCGGATGGACGTGATGCGGCTGTAGGCCTCGGGATAGTGAACGCCGTCCTTGTCATATGGGCGGAGCAGAGCCATGGCGACCTCACGCGAGGGTGACGTAGATGATGTTGGCCACCTGCGAAACGGTGCAGGTGTAGCCGCGAGCTGAGACGCACGTCAGGTTGCCCAGCCCGGTGACCGTGCCCGTCACCTCGAAGAGCTCGTAGGTGCCCTTGGTGACGTAGGTCGACTCGCCCAGGTTGACCGTCGTGGCACCCGAAAAGACGAGGTTGCCCTCGACGTACTGCTTGCCATTGGTCGACGCGCTGACGGTGTTCGCAATGACGCGGTCGTTGACCTCGTCGTAAACCAGAGCGCCCGTCGGCGGCAGCTCCACGCCTTCGGAAAAGCCAACCGCCACCAACGTCACGTGCTCAAGGCCGGTGACGGTGCCGGTGACCTTAAAGAGCTCGTAAGCCCCGGCAACCGCGTACACGTCGCCGTGCAGCTCGATGGTCGTCGGCCCGGTGAAGAGCAGGTTGCCTTCGACGTACTGCGCCCCGTAGGTGTACTCGTCGCTCTTGGCGAACGTGAAGGTGCCCGCAGCCCCGGTCGCGTCAGGACCCGCCCAATTGCGCACAATATTGAACGTCGCCGTGAACGTCCCGCCGTCGGCCGTAGCATCTGGCCCGCTCCACGAGGCGGTCTCGCTGACGCCGAAGGTCCCGCCGTCCGCGTCGCTGTCGGGTCCCGCCCACGAGGCGAGCTCGGTCGCGGTGAAGGTACCGCCGCCGCCGTTGGCCTCGGGCCCGGTCCAGTTGGCAATCGTGAGCACGGTGCTCGTGAAGGTGCCGCCGTCCGCGTCAGCGTCGGGACCAGCCCACGCCGCGCCCTCGTTGACCGCGAAGGTGCCGCCGTCCCCAGAGGCGTCAGGCCCTGCCCATGCCGCAGTCTCAAGCGCCGTGAACGAGCCACCCGCCGCGTCAGCGTCAGGCCCAGCCCACGAGGCAGGCTCGGCCGAGGTGAACGTGCCACCCGCACCGGTCGCGTCGGGCCCTGTCCAGGACGCGAGCTCGAGGACGGTGAAGGAGCCCGCCGCACCACTGGCGTCAGGACCCGCCCATGCCGCGCTGTCGCTCGCCCCGAAAGTCCCGCCGTCGGCCTGCGCCGAGGCCCCAGCCCACGAGGCGAGCTCGTCGGCCGTGAACGTGCCCGCAGTGCCATCGGCGTCAGGCCCCGCCCATGCTGCACTCTTCAGAGCGCCGAAGGTCCCGCCCTCTCCGGTCGCATCCGGCCCGCTCCAAAGCGCCGCCTCTGCACTGGCAAACGTGCCGCCGTCAGCGTCTGCACCCGAACCTGCCCAGGACGCAGCCTCGGACGCCGAGAACGTCCCGCCATCGGCAGACGCATCCGGCCCAGCCCAGAAGGCGCCGTCGGAGGAGGTGAACGTACCACCCTCGCCCAGCGCGTCAGGACCGGCCCACGACGAGGCCTCGGTCGTCGAGAAGGTCCCGGCATCCCCGAGGGCGTCCGGACCCGTCCACGAGGCCGTCTCGCTTGCGTCAAAGGCACCGCCCGCGGCAGACGCATCGGGTCCTGCCCACGACGCCGGCTCCGCGGCCGTGAAGGTCCCGCCGTCGGCAAGCGCGTCAGGCCCGGACCAGAGGGCAGCCTCGGCCGCAGTGAAGGCGCCCGCGTCGCCCGACGCATCCGGACCGCTCCACGAGGCCAGCTCAAGCGCGGTAAACGCGCCGCCGTCGCCCTGGGCGTCCGGCCCGGACCAGTAGACCAGCTCGCCGACGGTGAAGCTGCCGCCGTCAGCGGTCGCGTCAGGACCCGCCCAGCTTGCCAGCTCCAGCGCGTCGAAGGTGCCAGCCTCGCCGAACGACTGCGGCCCCTGCCACAAGCTCTCGATGTTTACGGAGTAGGCGCCGCCGTCGGCCGTAGCATCTGGCCCTGCCCAATTGGCGAGCTCAAGCGCTCCAAAGGTGCCGCCGTCGCCGTCGCTCTCCGGGCCCGTCCAGTTGGCCAGTTCGAGCGCCCCGAAGTTGCCGCCGTCGCCGTCAGCGTTAGGGCCAGACCAGAGCGCCGCCTCGGCCGCGTCAAAGCTGCCACCGCCGGCAATGGCGTCTGGCCCGGACCAAGAGGCGTTTTCGCTGGCGGTGAACTCGGCCTGCGTCCCGTTCGCGCTTGGCCCCATCCACACCGCGAACTCCAGCACCCCAAAGCTGCCCGCGTCGCCGCTGGCGTCAGGGCCGCCCCACGACTGGTCCTCCTGCGCCGCCCACGAGCCGCCGTCGCCGACCGCCGTCGAGCCGCTCCAGTTGGCCGACTCAAGCGCCGCGAACGAGCCGCCCACGCCGAGGGCGTCAGGCCCCGACCAGTTCGCCGCCTCGGCCACGTCGAAGGTGCCGCCGTCGCCCTGGGCGTCTGGCCCAACCCACGACGCCAGCTCGAGCGCCGAGAAGCTACCGCCCGCGCCGAGGGCGTCAGGTCCGCCCCACGTTGCCTCTTCGTTGACCCCAAAGTTGCCGCCCCACGCACTGGCGTCTGGCCCGGACCAGTTGGCGAGCTCCAACGCCGAGAAGCTACCGCCCGCGCCCGAGGCGTCAGGCCCCGCGTAATCGGCCTCTACGGTTGCGCCGAAGGTCCCGCCCGCACCCGAGGCGGTAGGCCCGGACCAGTTGGCCGTCTCCAGCGCCGAGAAGAGCGCCGTCGAGCCGTCAGCCTCGGGCCCCTGCCAGTCGGCCGACCGCGACGCCGCGAAGACGCCAGCGTCAGCGACCGCGTCGGGTCCACCCCAGGTGGCCTGCTCGTTGACGCCAAAGTTCCCGCCAAACGCGACCGCAACAGGCCCAGCCCACGACGCCACGATAGGCGGCCGGCGCCGGTTCTGCGCACCCGTGGTGACGTACCACAGGTCCGAGTACCACTTGCGGCTCTGCGTCGACATCAGGCCGGCCGGGTGCGGCTGGTGTACTCGATGATGACGTCGATTTCACCGGCGGTCGCCTCAAGCCGCACGCCCGAGGGCTGCGCCGGAATCCACCCCGTGTCGATGCGCGTCTCGTCGAGCTGCGAACACTCCGACGCCGACAGGGCCGCGGTGTCCGCCGGGTCGGCCACGCCCGTGTCGAGCTCGTGGACGTTCCGAAAGAGGACCACAACATCTGTCGCGTCGCCGCTCAGCAGCAAGCGGAAGTCGTTGGCGAGCGGCATGATGACGGTAGCCGAGGGCTCCTCGGCCGTCAGCGACACGCGCGCCACCTGGAAGAAGTCACGGAGAGCCATCGTGCGCCGCATGTCAGACCGCCGGTTCGAGGACAGGATAAAAGGCGAGGGCGAGCAGTTGGCCGTAGCCGTTGGCGAACGCCACCGTCGCGGTGACAGTCGACCATGTTGCAAGCGGTCCGGCCAGCACCTCCAGAGATTGCGTTGAAACTCCGGGCGTTGCGGCTTGCGCGCTGCCCTCGTCCCACCACGCAGACTGCGGGTCGATGTTGTCCACGCCCCCGAGGGGCAGCGTCGCAGCCAGACCGGTGACCGACAGCCCGAAGGACAAGGCGCCCCACGAGTAGACTGCGACCCGCATGCGGCGGCAGTACGGCGGCACGCGAAGTAGCACCTGCCGCGTCTCGGTCCCCGCGTAGAACTGCGCCGGCTCGTTGAGCGTCAAGACAAAGGGAGGCGTGCCCCACCCACAGGCCAGAGCGTGCTGCCGTGACTCGATGGTCCGCACGATGGCGGCATCGCCGGCGGTGTAGTCATCGAGCGACGAGGGGCGTTCGAGGAGGTCCAGCGAGACATCGAACTGCGGCGGCCTGCTCATGGTGCCATCCTCCACGCTTGCACGGTCTCAAAGTACGCGAAGTCGCCGACCCCGCAAGCGTCGACCTTCGCGACGACGTCAGCGTCGCCGGGCCCGAGGTCAACCTGAAACGAGCCCCACGTGTTGGCCGTGACGGCATACTCGCTCGCCCCGATGCGAATGGTCCCGCCCGTGCTGTTTGAGCTGCGAAGGAAGTAGTCGACCTGGTACGGCCGCGGCCGGACGTCAGCGGACGGGATACGACCACGGCCCACAATGGTCGGGTCGGTGTTGTTCTGCGCGCCCCATGAATCCCACCCGGTGAGCTTGGCGAAGCTGGGTGTCAACATGTCAAGCTGGCTCAGGTGCGAGAAGACGCAGGCCGGCCGGTCGCGCGCGATGAGCACCGGCCCGTTGAGCAGCCGCGCGGCAAGCTCTGTGTGAACCGGCGCATTGATCAAGCGGTTGGCGGACAGGGTCTGACGCCACTCGCTCGGGTAGGCCCGGACGCCAGGAGCGGCGCCCACCCAATAGGCGACCATGCTGCACACCTCAAGCACCTTGCCCGCGCCCGGTGCGAGGGCCAGCGTCCACTCCTCGTTAGCCGCGGCCGGTGTGGCCGTGAGCGTGTAGGTCGCAAACGTCAAGCCGGACACCGCGGCCGTGACCGTCGAGGCGCCGCCGTAGAGCTTCAGGTCCCCGCCCGCGCCGGCCGTCGTCGAGCGTGCGATGACCTTCACGCGGAGCTGGATGCCCAGCCCCCCGGAGGCGTAGTCGTAGCCGCGCGCCGACAGCCAACGCAGGACGCTCTGCTCGGTGCCCGTAGGCGACGCAATAGGGCCACCTGCCCACCCCGCGACGGGCGTCTCTGACAGCGTGTAGAGCTCGTTATGGTTTTCGACGCACACGCGCAACGGGCTGCTCCCGACGGTCGCCAGCGTCTCGATGGGCGGCACGAGGCCCGTCAGGTCCTGCGGTGTGTAGCTCATGCCTCGAACTCCTGGTCGGTGCGCACGAAGAGGTGCGCCTGCTGCGTGCTGACGCAGTCGGTGTAGGTGTCGTAGGTCAGCCAGCTGTCGCCGTCGGACGGGAACGTCGCGGTCGTAGCACCGGCCGTCAGCGTCAGGACCGTCGACGAGTTGACCGCCGAGATGATTTGGTCCTCAAAGGTCGTGTCGTCGCCGCGGCGGTACAGGCGCACCTTGTGCCCAGCAGCAAAGCCGACCGTGGAATCGACCTGGACGACCGTCGAGCTTAGCCAGCCCGTCACACGCGCCGTGGGGCACAGCACCCTCGGGCGCCGCTGCTGGCCAGTGACCATGAACGTCAGCTTGCGCGTCCCGTCCCCGAGGCTCTCGTGCTGGCCGATGACGCGCGCGGGCGTGTCGGCCGACACCTCGCCCGTCACCCAGTCCCAGATGGCGGGATGGGACAGAACCAAGCGGCACGGGTCGCCGACGTGAAGGTCGAGCCCGGAGCGCACCGGCAGCGTCACGACGAGCTGCCCGTCGGACAAGCCCAGCATCTTGCCGCCGTAAATGAGCGCGGACGCGGTGTTGATGCCCGGCGCAATGACCGTGACCGACCGCGCGCCCTCGGCCTGCTGGCGCGGCACGTCGCGCACCACGCTGACGGTCTTGCGCTGGCGCAGGCTGTCCTCGATGCGCACCACGTTTGGGGTCTCGAAGAGGCGCTCGGCTTGCGTGCCCCCGATGAGCACGTCGCCCGGACCCACTTGCGCGGCCACGCCTGGCGTATCCAACGACGTCGGCACGGCCTCAATTCGCACATAGCCGTCCGACCCCTGCCGCTGCGTCAGGCAGAAGCCTTGCAGCGCGAGCCAGCCGCCGACGATGTTCTCGATGCTCGCTTTGTCGTCCGAGATGCCGTCGACGTACTGCGCTGTCAGCGGGAAGCGGTTCACGTCCAGCCAAGTGTCCGGCAGTGCGAGCCCCATGCCGAAGGGCAGCGTGTCGTAGACCCCGCGCTCGCCCGTGCCGGAGCTCGTCGCGATGGTTCGGATGACGTCAGACAGGGTGCCGCGTTGCCCAGGCAGGACGGTAATCTTCGTCGGGCTGGTCCACGGGTTGACCCGCGTCGTGCCCATCAGCGCGCGCTGCGAGAGCCGCACCGCCAGGAACTGGCCGTCAGGGTCAACGGCCTCGTCCTTCTGGTCGTAGGCCGCAACCTCAAGCCCTTCCTCAGCCTCAAGCAGGACGTAGCCAGAGGCCGGCCACGCGAGCGGCTCGCCGTCGTTTTCGAGGTCTTTCCGCACGATGACCCACGCGCTCGGCGCACCGTTTGGGTCGAACCGCAGCTCGAACTGGTCGACGTCGAAGCGGTCGTTAAACCCGGTGTAAATGGCGACCCGTGCCGTGGTCCGCGTCCGCTGACGGAAGAACCACGCGTAGGGCACGCAGTCGATGTCTTCCTTGTTGTAGCTCGCTGGCGTGTTGGCCCGGAACTGGAAGCGCAACACCGGCTCCGGGTTGGCCTCGTCGACGTCCACGACCGTGTGCTGCGCGTAGGCAAGGTTTAACGTGGGCGCCGCGTAGAGCGAGGCCTCGGTGACCCATCGACCGAGTTCGGACAGTGTGACCACCTTGCTCGCGTAGTCATTGCCGACCGGGCAAAACTTGGCGTCGCCGGTGACGGTGTTGGCCACGAAGATGCGGTCGGAGCTGGTGAGGTAGACCGGGTAAAGGCCCAGAGCATTGGTGCTTTGCTCAAGGCCGCCGCTCACCGTGGTGAACTGCACCTCGCCCTTGGCCGTGCCCCCAAGCTGCTGCGCCAACAGGCGGTGGACCGGCAGCGCGCGAAGCAGCATCTGGCGCCCGTCGACCTGTGGTTGCGCGTCGACGTAGCCCTTCCACAGCTCGCGGCAGTAGCTGCCGACGGTGTTGGCGGTCGCCGCCAGTGCGCGCCCGTCAGGCCCGACGAGGTGCTCGTAGAGCGTGACCAACCGCCCGCGCCAGTACAGCGGCGTGTCGGTCGCGAAGCGGTAGCCGCTGGCCGTGCTGCTGGGGTGGTAGTGCGCCCACCCAGCCACGGCCCGGACGCAGTTTTGAAAGGCCGTCGGCGTCGTGCCGTCGTAGTCGATGCGCTCGCGCCCAAGGTAGAAGGACCCCTTGGTGTCCCAGCCCGTCGTCGAGTCCACGGTGACCGTGGTCGCGGTGCCGTCGAGGTCGGCCGTCAGCTTTGCCCGCAGCGTCGGCTGGCGGAAGAGCGTCACGCTGTTGGCGGCAAGCACGTCCAATGCCAGGACGAAGTCGACCGACCGCCCGCGTGCGAGGCCGGCCACGCGGTCGAGCTCGGAGCTGATGGCGTCGGACTCGCGCACCCGCAGCGCCCCCCGGACCACGACCGCGCCCGAAGGCGACGAGATGTCCACGTCAGCCGTCGTGAGTAGGCGGGTCTCGAGAAAGGCATACGGGATGCCCTCAATAGCCAGCCCGAGGACGCGACTATACCCCGCGTCGATGAGGTCGCCCCATGCCGTCATGGCTCCTCCACTGCGAGCGTCATTGAGACCTCCGCCCAAAGCTGCGCCTCGCCCAGCCACGTCGGCGTCGTCGTCGACATGACGCGCCCGTCGATTCGGCCGTTGGGTCGCAGCCCTTCGAGGATGTCGTCAAGGTTGCCGACGAGCGTGACCTTGCCCCGCTGGCACCATCCGAAGAGCCAAGCGTCAAGCGCCCACTTGTGCAGCGTCAGGCGCACCGTGAGCACGCGAGCGGCGCCCCAAGTGTACCCCATGTCGCGCTCCATGCGGTCGTTGAGGCGCTCGTCGTCGGCGTCGACCCGGTGGGCTTGCGTGTAGAAGCCCGCGATGGGGATAGCTACTGGCGCAATGCGCTGCGACGTGAACGAAGTCGCACTGGCCGTCGGCGACAGCGAGGCCTCCTGCGTCAGGCCCATGATGACCGCCAGCCGGTCGGGCGCCGTCAGCGTCGCCGAGCTTGCCGGCGTCACCGTGTACAGGCCGCCCGCGTGCGTCGTCGGAGCGCCCGCCGTGGTCAGTGCCGTCGCGAGCTCGTCGGCCCGGTAGGCGCTCAGCGCGGCCGGGATGGTGTACGTCGTCGCGCCCACCTTGAGGCTGCGATACCCCGCCTCGGAGGTGTCGACGTAGCCGTACAGCATGGCCGCCGGTGGCGGTAGCACGTCGGGCAGCGGGTGTTGCAGTGCCTGCGATAGCGTTCTCATGGCGTGGCCACCCCGTTCAGCACGACCTCGACGATGCCAGGGAGGCGCCCCTGCGGCTGCATGACCGAGCCCGTCACGCGCATGCGCCCGAGCCACACGCCCTCGGCGACCACGTCCCAAATGCCAGACCGAAGCGTGCGCACCTGCGCGAAGGCGTCGACGAACTCGAACGCCACCGCGACGCTCAGCGACGCTGCCTGCCACCGTAGCGGCGCGACAGCGGTTGCGTCAGCCGACACCCCGCCCTTGCCCGTCGACCAGCCCGGAGGGGCCATGCGGAGGCCCTGTGGCACGATGACCGCGGGCACCACGCCGCCGGTGTACGAGGACGCCCCCGAAGCCGAGCTGGGGAGGCCCGTCAGCGTGGCCACGTCGGACCCGAGCCCGAGCGTGAAGTTGCTCGACCGCGACACCGTCAGCGCCCCCGTGCCGTCGACCGACAAGGCGAACGAGTTGTCTCGCAGCCGCTGCGTCGCCGCTTGGACTGCGCGCGCCATGATGGACCACGCGCTCTCGCGCTCGTCGCCGTCAACGCCCGTTGACTGGAGGCTGGCGCTGCCGATGATGGGCGAGGCCGGAAAGAACGCCGCCACCATCACCAACCTCCCGCGCTTGCCATGCCCGTGTTGCGCGCCTGCTGCTCCGCTTGGCGGAAGGCCCGCGCCGTGCTCTGGCCGTCCACGATACCCGTCTGGAGGTTGTAGACGTTCGTGATGGGACCGCCACCGCCGGTGTTGCTGCTGGCCGTCGTTGAGGCCGCCCGCGTGGCCGGTGCCTGCTGGCCGCCCGCGCCACTGCTCGCCCCGGTCTTTAGGACCCCGCCGGCCGCGAGCCCGAACATGGCCGCCGCCGTGAAGTGGCCCGCGCTCTCAATCGGGTTTGCCAGCGTCGCGAAGCCCATGGCGGTCTCAAAGATGGCGCGGATGCCGGCTTCTGCCTTGACCCCGCCCACCTGCTTGGCGATGGCGCCAGCGATGGCGCTCGCGCTGCCCGTCACGGCCTTGGCCATGGAGGTCTGGCCGTCCTTGTACTTGCCCAGCTGGTCGGCAACTTGCCCGATGACCGAGCTGATTTCGCCAAAGGCAGGCACCGCAACCTGCTCAAGCTGGGAGATGCCCTCCCGGTAGCTCTCAAGCTGCTTGAGCGGCATTGCGCGGGCCTGCTTTTCGAGCTCCTCTTCGAGCTTCTTCTGGGTCTTCTCGGCCTCTTCGCGCAGCTTCTGCTCGGACTCCGCGGCCTTGTCCTTTACCGCAGTCAGGCCGTCGACGCTCGCCGACAACTTGTCATAAGCCTCGCTCTGCTTCTTCAAGGCTGCAACGACCTCGTCCTCGTTTGGCTTGTCAAACAGGGAGTCAGCCTTGACCCGTGAGCCCAGCAGCTCGTCGACACCCTTGAGCTGTTTGTCGAGCTCCTTGCGGACCTCGTCGTAGGCCTGCGCGTATTGCCCCACAGGCAGCGCCGTCAGCTCGGCCTTGAGCCGCTCCTTCAGCGCAGCCGCCTGCTCGAAGAGCTGCTTCTCGCGCTTGATTGCGACCTCGCGCTCGAACTCCTCGTTGCGGAAGTCGATAAGCCTGCTGCGCGCCTGCTCCTCTTTCTCGCGAGCTTCCTTCTCGCGCTCGGCCTTGCTCTTGCCGCCGCCACCCTTCGGCGTGTCCGGCTTTTCTGGCTCTTTCTTCTGCGGCCCGACGTTCGACAGCGCCGCGCCCATGGCTTCAGCGACTCGCGTTGCTAGGCCGAGCACGCCCGACAGCGCACCCTTCTGCTTGTCCAACTCCACGCGCGTCTTCGCCGCTTGCTCGGCGCGCTCTCTCTCCGGGCCCAAGGTCTGGGTTGTTAGAACCGAAATGTCGTGTTTGATCCGCTTGACGTCTGCTTCAAGCTTCTTTTTCTGCTCGGCGTAATAGACCAGCAACTCTTCAGAGCCTTGCTCATTGCGACTCGTCTCGGACTTGATGCGAGCAATCTCTTTCTCTGCTGCCTCTTGGTCTTTTTTCAGCGCAAGCATAGCTTGCGTCGCCATGCGAACTTGGGAGTTGGCCTCGCGCTCTTCAAGCACGAGCTTGAGCCGTTGCTCAGCCAGCTCCTCCTGCTTGACCTTGAGCTCCTCGACGCGGGCCAGTTCCTTCTCGTGTTCGAGCTCCGCCTGCGCCCGCTCCTCTGCGGCCTTGTCGCCGGCGAGCTTGATTAGCTTCAGGCGGTCCTCCGCCATCTGCACGCCGACCGTTCTGTTCACGGCGGCGGCGGCGCGCTCCGCTTGGGCAAGCTTCTCGACGGCGTCTCTTGTGGTTTGGGCCTGGGCCTCTGCCTTCTTCAACTCCTCGGTGAACTTCTTCTGCGCCTCCTTGGCCTCCTCCGACTTCTCGGTAAAGAACTTGTAGACGTCGATGGCCGCGCTAACAGCCATCCCAAGGAACCCGAAGACACCGATGATCTTCTCTGTTGCGCCCTTGATCTTGTCGATGCCCTCGACCACGCCCTCGGCGTTCTTGGCATAGCCCTTCATGCGATCGTTAACGCCGACCGTAGCCGCTGCCGCGGTCTTTGCGGCCTCGGTCTGGTCCTTGCTGGCCCCCGTCAGCTGGCGAATCTTGGCCTCAAGCTCCGCCATCTGCTTTTTGGTGGCTTCGAGCATGGCCGAAACCTCGCTCTCGCCGACCAGTGCGACGTTCAGCTCACTCCGAGATGCCGTTAGCGCCATGGTGCCGCTCCCATCCTGCCAGGTCGTCGAGGTCTCGTACTACCCACGCGGGCAGGTCGTCGCCGCGTAGGGTACCACAGACGCGCTTTTCCGCCTGCAACGCGCGCAAGACCCGCAATCTCGGGCTGTTGCGCGCCTCGCCGATGGGGCACGAGGGCCAGACCACGTCATAAAGCTTGCCGCCGGCGCAGAGCTCATCGCATGCCCCCTTGGCGATGCAGTGATACCCCCACCGGCCCAGCTCGTGAAGGCTGGCGGCCACTCGGAGGAGGGCTATTTCGTGGCCGCGAAAGGGTTGGTCGAGACCTTGTAGACCAGAGCCCCCAGCGTGCGCTGGAAATGCCACGGAATGGGCTCCGCGCCGCTGATGAGCGGCCTGTCGCCCTCGTGCACCGCAGCATCGACCAGCGCGCCGAGCATCTTGCCGTCGTCCGACAGCGGGATGGCGTCGAACTCACGCCTGGACAGCGCCCGAATCCTGACCTTGGTGGCCTCTGGCCCCACGGTGGCCTCGGACACGGGCACCCACTCGTTCTCGCCACGCTCCCCGACACCGGACACGTCCGGGTCGGAGGTGTTCACCACTTCGAAATAGGCCGTGTTGACCCGCTGCAACCCCATCTGCGTCTCCTCAGATGGCGTCAGGCGAACGACACGCGGAACGCCGTGCCCTTCACGGTGCTCGTCCCGCCTGTGCCGTCCCCTGGCGCAATGACATTGCGGACTTCGAGCACGCGCTCAAAGCCCCAGATACCGCCAAGGTCGACCGGCTTGCTGGTGCTCTGCACCTGAAGCGCAGGGCCGTAGGCCGCGACGTGGTAACCCTGCTGCGCCCCGCGGCTGGACAGGTACCAAGCGCGCTGCACGGCGTCGCCCGGAGTGCTCTGGCTGGCCATGTCCGCGTAGATGTTTTCGGTCGTCTTGCGCTCGGTGATGACCGCCGTGCGGTCCGTCGTCACCAGCTGCGACACGCCCTGCGCCGACTGCGCGCAAAGGGCCTCGGCGAGCGTCTGCGTCACGACGATGGACACCTCCGAGAAGCACTCGTAGGCGTCGGCGATGCTGTCGTAGACGCCGGCCGTGTTGATGACCGGGCCGAGCTGCGTGCGAGGGAAGCTGAAGGCCGGAGCCGTCAGCCCGGTGACGTAGTCCCAATCAAGGAACTGGAGGGTGATGGCTACCGTCACCTGCGTCTTCGAGTTGGCCGTCAGCGTGCAGTTGGTCACGCGGCCGTCGTAGGCGCGGAAGCCACCGTCAACCGAGCCCGCCGTCGCGAACTGCATGGTAAAGGGCAGGTTGGCTAGGCCGCCGGTGCCAAACGCCACGGTGACCGAGGCGCCCGCGGAGTTGCCCGGCGTGTCCTCCATGTCGAAGGGCAGGTTGACCTCGTCCGGCGTAGGCGCCGTGTCGACCGTCTGCACCCACGAAATCTGGCGATTTCCGTTGTCGAGCAGCACGCCCGCGCCCTGGCCAATCCAGTCAGCGCTGGCGCTCGCGACGAGCAGCTGGTCTGCGCTGCCGCCCGAAATACCCCCGATGGCCGCGAGCTGCTGAATCGTGCCGAAGGCGTCGGCGATGAGCTTGTGCTCAATGGTGGTAGCAATGGCGCCACCAACGCCGACGTTACAGTTTGTCAGCACGAACGTGAGCTGCGCGGTCGCACCGGCCTTGCTGCCCGGCTTCTTGTCCGAGGCGCCGAACACCGGCCGCTGCGTCGGCTGCCCGAGGGCCTCCTGCTCGCCCGCCGGCATGAACATGCCCTGCGCGTCGATAGCGTCCGCGTCAGCAAAGGAGGTCTCGGCAGTGCCCCACGCGGCCTGCTGCTTGCACCAAATCCTGCCCAGCTTCGTCGGTCCCAGTGCCATGAGCTACCCCCTCAACCTGTGATGACAGCGCCGTCGAGCTTGTACACGACGACGACGGAAAACGCACTCGTGATTGAACTCGGCGACGCCTCCGCCAGCCCGACGGGCTGCACGTCCACGCGCATGACGCCGGCCTCGGTCTCGAAGAGCCGCTCGGCCTTGCTCCAAAAGCGCTCAGAGTCCGAGGCGATACGGTCCTCCACGCCGGCCTGCATGGCCGCGTAAAAGAAGCTGACCGTGAACTCGACGCGCCAGGTGTCGCAGTTGTTGATTTCGACGCGCGCCGGCTGGGCCGCTAGCGTCAAGGTGAAGACGCGGTCGGGCGCCGAGTCCGGGTCGATAGCCCCGGCGTCGAGGTGCCGGAAGCGGTCGCCCGCGTGGGCCCGCACGTCCGGGATGGCGCTCTCGATGGCCGCCGCCAGCGCCTGACGGATGGTCGAGGCGCGCGTCATGTGCGGTTCAGCCGGATGGTCTTGGGCCCGACGAACTCGGCGACGTCGACCTTGCCGTCGTCGTTGTCGTCGTGCCAAGTGCCAGACAGCGCAAACTCAAGCTGCTGCTTTAACTCCTCCTCCATGCGGTCGACGAACGTGGTGCCGTCGAAGCCCGGAGGGATGAGCCCGTCGCGCGCGAGCTCGATGCGAAGCGCCGCCATGCCCGCGTCCGCGAGCAGGCTCTGGTCGCCGACGAGGTAGGGCATGCGGCCGCTCGCCAGCACGCGCTGAATGACCCGCCGCGACGCCCGCTCGGCCACGCCGACCCAGTACTCGGACCGCTTGCCGGCCGCGACGCCAGGGAACGCATAGCCCGCGTGGCGAGCTGCGACGTCCGGCGTCATCGGCGTGGTGAATACGGTGCGACATACGCAGGCCGGCTCGAGGTAGTTGCTGACCTGACCCGCCGTCGGAGTGACGAGCCAGCGCAGCTGATACCACTGGCCGACCTGCGCAGTCGACGCGCTCGGGATGGTGGCCGACAGCGTGGCGCCGTAGAGGCTGGACGCGGTCGTGACCGTCACACCGAGGGTGTCCTGGTACGACACAGTCGAACCGGACACCGACGAGGGGCGGATGAGCGCCGCACCCTCGGTCGGATTAACGAGCCAGTACGCCCGGCCCGCCACGATGGTGCCCGCCCCGGCCGCCACCGTGAAAGAAAAGTCCCCGACGCTGGCGATCGCTCGCGACACCGGGTCGAGGGTCACACTGGGAGACGACAGCGTGACACCCGCCGATGAGACGAACGCCAGCGTCGCAGACGCGGGACGCACCGGCGGCACGAGCTCCACCGGTGCGCTTTGGTTCTGTTGCAGAAACCGCATGGCGTCTCCTCACACGCGGTCGGACTTCAGACCTCGGAGCCGACGATGCCGTCAGGCAGGGCCGAGACGGCCGCGCTGATCGCAAAATCAAGGCTGTACTTGCCAGCCTTGGAATCCTCGTCGATCTGCACCTGAAGGTCCGGCGCGCTGCGCTCCCAGAAGATGAGCGGCGAGCTGGAGCGGCTGACGAGGAACCAGTTGTCGGCATCGCTCAGGTGGTTCCAGACGATGGTCTGAATCCCGTAGGAGCCCGCCATGTTGAGCTGGTTCTGATCGCTGGTGACGGCCGAGCCGAGGGCCTGACCGGCAGCCTCCTCGAGGTCCGGCGGGACGATGAGGTAGAACCCACCCTCGGCGACAACGTCGCGCGGCAGGCCCTGGTAATCGCGCCACCGGCGGAACATGGCGATGGCCGCCATGATGGCCGCGGAGTCAAGAGCCGTGGTGAGCTTGTTGGACCGCGTGCCAATGGCCGTGGTGTGGTCCACAGCGCAGAGGGCCTTGCCGTCCACCGACGTGGTCTGCGTCGAGAACGCGCCAGCGAGGACCTCGGCAGCCTTGGCGGCGTAGGTCGAAGCGGTCGCCACGCCGATTCGCTGCGGCAGCGTGGTGGTCGACTCGGGCACGTCCTTGGCGTCGTACTTGTCAACGCGCACCTGGACGCCGTACTTTTCGTATTCGACGAGCTGCGGCGTCAACGCCTCAAGCTCCTGCACCGGGAGGTCGCCGCCCATCCACTTCGGAATCTGGGACACGCCGGTGATGGGCGAGATGCGGAGGTCGGCAATGTCGTTTCGACGGTAGTCGAACGCCTGCGCCCACTGCTCGGAGACCGAGAAGACGCCCTCGAAAAAGCGCTCGACGACGGTCTGCTTGACGTTGGTATTGTTGAAATTGGTAGCCATGTCAGTGACCTCCTATCAGTCGAGCGGCTGGAGAGAGACGATGAACTCCTTGGCGTCCGCCTGGTTTGCCGCGGAAGCCGCGTTGAACTGGCCCGTCAGGGAGATGACCACGTCGGAGTTGGTGTCAAGCGCGAGGTCCGCCAGGTGGCTCCCCGAAACGAGAACCGCCGAACCAGCCGACAGCGACCGAACCTGAAGCAGGTCGTTGGCGATGCTGCCCGAGACAAAGCCGTCAATGACCTCGTTGTTGACGACGTCATGAGCCGCGACCGTCGCCACGACGTGGCTTCCGATTTTCACCTTGGTCAGGAAGGTGTCGGACCCGTTGGTCGACGGCAGCTTCAGCGCATAGTCGATGCTAAGCTTGTAGGGGCTGCGCAGAAAAAACGCCGGCACAGTGACCGAGGCCATGACGATCTCGGCAGTCGAGTTCGTGGCCTGGGTAAACGACGCAGGCTGAAACAGATTGGCAGGCTTTGCCATGTTGTCCTCCAAGTGAAAGAGCCGGCCCGCGCCGGTGCCCGACCACTATGGGCGCGCCGACACGGGCCTGCAATCACCACCAGAAACCCCTAACAATCACCGACGCTTGGCTTTGTCAAAACCCTTGGAAACGGTGATGTCCACACCCTGCCCAAGCTCGCGCTGCATGACCTGCGCCGCCGTCGGACGGTTGCGCGACAGGGCCTTCCGCGCGGCCTGCACGTTGGCCCACACTTGCGGGTCGTACCAGACGTAGACGCCGAGCTTGCCATCGCGCTCGAAGCCCAGCGGCGGACGCATCCCTGCCGGCGCGTCCATAGCGCCCATGGCCTTGTGCTTGTGGTAGATGCGCGCACACGCCGGCGGCATCGACCCGTCCGTGTGGCGGGCTCCGCAGCGGAACCAGTGCATGCGCTCCATGCCCGGAGGGGCGAACCACATGCCGACCTCGTCGGTCTTGCTGATGTCGTCGAGGTCGCGGACAAACCGCTCCGCCTGCGCGCGCTGTTCGGCGAGGGCCTTCTCAAGGTCGAAGTTGGTCGTCATGCCTCACCCCCGAGGTTCTTCGCGATTGTCCGCCGCACGAGCTCCTGGTCAAAGACCTTGCGGTCTTCGAGCTTCTGCTGGCCACGGTTGCGCGCGGTCTTTTCGATGCGCTCGACCACGCCGGCCGTGACGTCGCCCGCCGGCCGCGGAGACGCCGCAAAGATGTCCGCGTGCGCGGCCCGGAACTCCTCAAGCGCCTTCCGCCCGTCGGCCGTCCGCGGGTCGACCTGCGGCGCCACCTGGGCGAGGAGCGACGGGCTGACGCGAGCACCCGCCCGCGTGAGGTAGCCCACCACCTCCTCGCGCTGCGAGGCTGCCATCTGCTGGCGCTGCTGGTCCAAGAACGCAGCCTGCTGCGCCCGGAGGTCCGCCATCTGCTTCTCAAGCTCCGCCGCCCGAAGCTCCGCCTCGCTTGGCCCTTTCTTGCTGGGCTTGGCAGGAGCCGCCGCGGTCGCACGCCGCTGCTCCTGCTTCGCCTTTTGCTTTGCCCGCATCGCTGCAAGCTGGTCTTTCAGACTCATGTCTCCACCCTCCTGCTTTACGCGGCCTCGACGTCGACCACTTCGGCCTCGGCCGCTGCCTCGTCCTCGAGGACCTCGTCCTCTTCGCCGTCGTCTTCCATGAACTCAAGGTGCTGAATCAGACGCGCGACCATCTCGGCCACCTTCGCCTCAAGCTCCGTCGTCGGCTCCGCCGGCAGCAGCGCCACGAGCTCGTCCGCGAGAATACCCAGCTTGTCCACGTTCTCCTGAAACTCGTCCATGTCACCCTCCCAACAGCCGCGAGGCCCGCCGGTTTGCACCACGCACCCGGCTCTGGATTCGCCCCGCCTCTCCCACTTGCCCGATGCGCTTGGCCATCTCGTCGTCGATGTCGGCCTTGATAGCGTCCACCAGCGCAGCGCGCTCGGGCTCGTTGTACATCAGCACGTTCGCCGTTTCGTTGCGCCCGGCCAGATAGGCGACCTGCGCCTGTGCTGCCTTGCCCCGGCCCCGCGTGCCGTAGAACGAAATCTTGACCCGGTTGACCGCCATGGCCCGGACGCCCAGCGAGGCCCACAGGCTGCCGCTCTTGCTCCAGTCGCGACGCCGGCCGCCGGGCTGAAGGTCGAGGTAGCGGTCGTAGTTCTCGTAGACCGCCCACCCTTGCCACTTGCCCTCGCCAACGCGGTACATGTACCCCGCCGGCTGCGGCTGCCCAGGTGCAACCCACCACCGGTTAGCCTCGTCTTTGCTGCGCCCGGTGGTGCTGTACTCCCCGAGCGGTGTCCACCGTCCGCCGGTCGGGCTGATGCCCATCTGCACCCGGCGGCGGATGGCCGCGGCCAACGTGGTCGCCGCGTCCTTCAAGGGCACAATAAGGCGCCTCGACAGCTCGTCGAGCTTGTCAAAGCCCTTGTGGGTAATCTCAAAGCCCAGCACCGGGGACCTCCGGCGGCGGCTCGGCTGGCACGGGCTCGACCGCCTGCTCCTCCTCGGGCATCAGGCGCGCGTCGAGCTCCTCGTCGGCCAGCATGCGACGCAGCGCCTCCTCGACGCCAATTCCGTCCATCTTGGCGCGGGCGCGCACCTTGCCGATGAGCCCCAGGGTCTGCTGAAGCTGGAGGGCCTGCGCGTCGTGGAGCGGGTCGGCCGGCAGCACGGGCTCGCGGAACTCGAGCTCCACCTTCGCCGGCGGCAGGACCTCGACGCCACGCACCGCGTTGACGTACGCGCGGACGAGGTCGTAGCACCGCTGTTCCCCGCGCTGGAGCTCGTCGAGGTACTTCTGCCGCTCGGTGTCGCGGTCAATCTGCTCCATCTTCTTCGCGAGCGCCGTGATGCCCGCCGACTTCAGGAACGTCGCCGGGTTCATGCCCTGGGCGCTGATGACGGCCCGCATGTACTGCTCGTTGGTCGCAGCATACCCCGCGAGGTCCGGCTGCGGGCGCGCGAAGTCCAGGCGAGCGGTAGGGTCCCCGAACGCCGCCAGTGTCTCCGGCCCCGTGTCCATGTTCTCGGCCTCGCCCGCGCTGACGCCCGAGACGTACATCTGGCTGTAGCCCTGCAACCGCGCGATGTGCCCGAGGTCGGTCATGTCGTGGTTGATTGCCCGCTGCGCGTCGAGAAGGTCGTCGGGCGCGTAGCACCACCACGCCCCAGAGACCGTGTCGTCTCCACGCATGCACACGACGGGGATGCGGCCAAACGGATTGACTCCGCCAAACGGCGGCGGGTACTCCTCCGCGTACTCGTCCATCCAAGTGATGTCCGTCGCCGTGAAGCGCGCGGTCGCGTACCGCACCCCGCCGAGGTCCGGGTCCTGCTCGATGGGCACGAGGATGCGCCACGCCGAGACCTCGTCCTCCGACTGCGCCAGCGGGTCTGTCAGCTCCACCGCCTGGTCGTGCGGCGGCATGGTCACGCAGCGCAGCGAGGCCCCGTTCGGGAACAGCCAGACCGTCGACTGGTTGAGCGTGACCAACTGCCCGTAGGCCGCTTGCATCGCCTTGTCGACGCCGGCCTCCGAGTACACAAGCTCGATGACGCGCTGCACCGCCTCCGGCAGCGGCAGCCCCGTCACCGGGTCCACAAAGGCCCGCGTGCGCTTCATCGAGGCCATCTCGCGGGCGTTGCGCCAGATGAACGGGACGACGCGCTGGACGTGCTTCTGCCACGTCTTCGGGTACAGGCGCGCCCGCTGCCGGCGGCTGTCCTCCATGTTGCGGTGCAGGTACTCCCAGAGGATGCGCATCTTGTCGCGCCAGACCTGCGAGCCCGGACCGTCCGTGAGGTATCGCCACCCGCCGTTAAGTTGCAGCGCCAGACTCATCGAGACCTCACAAGTGCTTGCGGCTCAGCATGTAAGCCGTCGAGTGCCGGGAATGTACCATCACCTGGTGCATGCGCAAAGCGTCGCACCCGTGGTCAAAGACGTTGTCTTTGTGCGGGATGTTGGTGATTACTCCAAACATGTCCTGCTTGTACCTGTAGTTTTGGACGCATGCAACGATTCCGCGCCGTTCGTCCGTCTTCGCCAGGTGCCGCGCGAAGAGCAGCATCGGCGAGCGCTCCACCGGGTCGAGCTGGTCACGCACAAGCTCAATGCCCTCGGCCACGCTCTGCTCAAGGCGACTGTTCATTCGATGCACCTGCGACTTCGGGAACTGCTCAAGGCACCACTGAATCTCCCGCTTGACCGCGCGGTCGCAGACGATGTGCGTGGGCTCGCGCTGAAGGCGCTTGCAGCGCATGACGATTTCCTCGTGGAGCTTGCCCGTCGGCACGTTGTCCGGGCAGAGCTCGTCGAAGACGATGCTGCGGCCCTGCGGGTCGCGGGCAATCCAGAGGACGTGCGGGTACTGGTCGCCGGCGTCGTACGCCAGGTCGTACTCCATGTTAGCCAAGAAGCGACTGAACTCGACGCAATGCCGCTGCTCGTCGAACTCGGCCCAGATGACCGACTCCGGCCGCAGGATTTCGGCGAGCACCTCCTGCCGCCAGCGCCGCGCGCTGTAGTGGACCCGCAGGCCGTCGAGGTAGTTGGCGGGCAGGTGCGGGTTGTCCAGCGCCGTGTTGCGCCACCAGCCCCACCGCATCAGCTCCTTGCGGCGCTCGCCCTCGTCCTCGATGCCCTGCGCCTTGGTGCGGGCCTCGTGGAACTTGGCGACCACACCGCGCAGGCCGTTCGGCGTGGTGGTCCCGAAGATCTGGCGCCACTTGCTCCCCGGCCGCCGGATACGCCCGTCGACGGTGTCCCAGACCTCCAGCGACCGCGGGATGGTTTCGATTTCGTCCATCCACGCCGTGCTGAACTCGAAGCCCAGCAGGTTTGCAATCTTGGCGTAGGTGCGGGCGAAGACCTTGCCGCCGCAGACGAGGGTCTGCTCCTTGGCCGCCTTGTGCCACTTGCCACTCGCCAGCGGGTAGCCGGCCTGCTCCATCTCCTCGACGTACCGGTGCCAGTGCGGCAGGTTCACGTTGCTGACCTGGTCGTGCGTCGGACCCGACAGCATGTGCCAGCCGCCCGGATTGGCGATGACGCCCATGACGAACTCGGCCCCGGCCCACGCCGTCTTGCCCGCCCCGATGCCCCCGAGGTGCAGCTTTTGGGTCTTCGGGCTCGTGTAGCGACCCTTCGCCGCGTCCCACTCCGGCAGCGACAGACCCGCGCAGTGCGCCTGTATCATGTGCGCCATGGGCTTGTAGGTCGTGACCGAGCAGAAGAACTGCAGCAACAGCCGCCGGTCCTTGGACAGCTCCTCGCGCAGCTCCCGCCACCCACGCATCTTGATGCTGGCCGCCGCGCGTCGGGCGCTCCGCCTGTCACTCATCGGAGCATCCGCCATGCTGTTGCCGCCACTGCTGGTACTTGTCCGTTTCCGATGCATCGCAGGCGGTCCACTCGAGCGGCCACCCCATCAGCCACTCGACCCACGTCGGGTTCAACGCCCCACCAGCTTGCTCCGCCAAATTGCGATGCGCCGGCCACTTCTGCATAGACGGCGCCATCATGTTCGCCTTTGCCGTCGGCGTCGGTAGCCACGAGCCAGAGTCGGTCGCGCTTGTGAGGGGCGCCAACGTGGTGCGCTCCCAGCACGCCCCACCGCGCATCATACCCCAGCGCGGCAAAGTCACCGAGGACTCTGGCAAGGCCTCGTCCCACAAGCATCGGTGAGTTCTCCACGAACGCGTAGCGAGGTCGTACCTCACCAATGATTCGCGCCATGTGCTTCCACATGGAGGACCGCTGTCCGTCGATTCCCGCGCCCTTTCCGGCGGCGCTGATGTCCTGGCAGGGAAAGCCCCCAGAAACAACGTCAACACGGCCTCGCCATGGGCGGCCGTCAAAGGTTTGAACGTCATCCCAGATTGGGAAAGGCGGCAGTGCTCCGTCGTTCTGGCGGGCAACCAAGACGCTTGCGGCGTAGGCGTCCCACTCGACAGCGCACACGGTGCGCCATCCAAGCAGGTGTCCGCCGAGTATGCCTCCACCAGCGCCCGCGAAAAGAGCCAGCTCATTCATTGTCTCCTCAGCTGACGATGTTGTCATCACCGGTCGCACGCTCCGGAAAGGGTAGGGGCATCTGGAGGTCCAGCGGCACCTGGACAAGCTGGTTGTCGGCGGTCGCGTTGGCCCCGAAGCGCTCGGCCATCAGCCGCAAATGGCGCAGCTGCGCCGCCGCGAGCTTCTCGTAGCTCAGAGTCTGCGCATCCTCGGCCCCCATGCCCGCCAGCATCGAGCGGAGACGCAGACAGTCGGCCGCCTGAAGCATCATGACGGTCTGGATGTTTAGCGCGTTGTCGTCGAAGAGGCGCTCAACCGCCTGCGCGACGTGCGCCGGGTAGTACTCCCGGAACACCTGCCACCCGA